TAGGCAACCGGGAGACTTAGCTCCGCAACAATTAGCTAATCGTCGTGCTGCGATTGATAGCGGGTTGATGCAGAGGCAAGACCCCTACTTTAATACGTTTGGATAAATAATGCACCCCACATCAGTATCAAAAGACTGTATTGAACTCGTTAAGAAGTTCGAAGGACTACATAAACTTAAAGAAGACGGCCTTGTACACGCATATCGCTGTCCCGCTGGAAAGTGGACTCTAGGATTTGGCGCGACGAAAGGCATACGCTCTGGTATGACTTGTACTGTAGCAGAGGCAGAGCAGCGGCTAATAGACGACTTAAACGAACACGCAAAGATCGTTAAGAAGTCTGTTAACGTACCTCTCACCCAAGGACAATTCGATGCGCTCGTATCTTTTGTATTCAACTTGGGTGGCGGTGCCTTCCGTAGCTCTACTCTACTAAAAAAACTAAACGCAGGTCTATACGACGAATGCCCAGAGCAGATCATGCGCTGGAACAAGGCCAGAGTAGACGGCAAGCTACAACCTCTTCGTGGACTTACTCGCCGCCGCGCTGCAGAGGCAGCAATCTTTAGCCGTGATGCCCAGCTACCTTCCGACGAAGGTGGACCTGAGATGCCTCAGAAGCCTACAGCGGAACACCCTAAACCTCTCACCAAATCAAAGACAATGGCTGGTGTCGGGCTTGCAGGTGCAGCTACGGGTCTTAATGAAGTAGCAGGTGAACTACAGGGTCTAGTTCCCTACGCAGACAGCCTTAAAACAATCTTCTTAATCTGTGCAATCGGAGGCATCGCCTTGGCTGCATACGCCCGATACAAGGACAATAAAGAAGGCATTCACTAATGTTTATCTTCGGTAAGATTAAGAGTTACATCATTGGCGCATTAGCTCTCGCCCTGCCTATTATCTACGTAATGGGTAAGGTGCGAGGAGCCGCCAAGGAAAAGAATAAAGTCCTGCAGGACGATTTACAGGCGCAGAAGAAGGCGACTGATTTTTACAGAGCGATGGCAGAGTATGAAGACGACAATATTAATGATCGTAAGTCTCTTACTGACAGGTTGCGCGGGAACGGTCTATAGAACCAAGTTGGACGTTTATTGTCCACCAATCGCACAATACTCGGCAGAGTGGAACGAACAACTAGCCACTGAGTTAGATACGTTACCAGAAGATTACAGCACAATACCGATGGCAATAACAGACTACGCAAAGCTACGTGATCGTGTACGCCAATGTGAGATAGAAAAGGATAAACTATAATGTCTATTTTTGGATACGATAACATTGGCGATATGTTTGATGGAGGTGGTCCCGGAGCATCTAACAAGGACAGTGACGGTAATGTCATCTCCTATGACAATGACAATGACCCAAACAACGCTGTCTCAGGTATTGCTGCAATCTCAAATACATTGACTGGTAACAGTCACGCCAATGATGGCTATGGTGACGACAATAGCTCAGGCATTACCTCTAACTACGTCACTAGTAACCCCAACAATCCCAATAGCAATTCACCCGCAGGTACTGCTCCTGAAGGGATTATGAATGCTTTGGGCTTTTTATCTCCTATAGGTATCTTCGGTAAGTTAGGCGGCTGGGCTAATGGTCTAGACCCTGAGAAAGATATTGAGAAGGGTTCTATAGTTGATGGGCGGCAGGTCTACGTAAGCTCTGACGGTATGCAGTACTCATACAACTTCTTGGGTATGCCCTACCAAGTAGAAGTTGTGGGAAACACTGTACAAGACTTCTTGAAGAAGGATGCCAATGGTAAGTACCCCGGAGATGAGGGATACGATCCGTCTACTACTGGCTATAAGAAGATGGCTCAGACTGCCCGTGACAATGGCGATGAGGACACCGCTAGAGCCATCGAAGAAGAAGCCGCCAACAACGATGGTGAAATCTTAGATACCACTGTCAGAGATAATGCAGATAAGATTATTGAGATGGCTACGGCTGCAGGAGTTGTGGCTTCACAGGAAGAGGCTAAGGCTATCATTGCCGACCCTATGGGCTTCTTAGAAGAGCGTAATCTTAAAGTAGCTGACCTGATCCCTACCCTTAATGCAAACGCAGCGGGTACATCTATTAACGCCAATGACCCTAACTACAATATTGGTGATGACTTTGGCTACACTGCCACCACAGTTAACATGAATGATATGGATACTGTGGACCCGATTAAGGCTAAGGCTGGTACTACTTACAATGCAGCCCAGAATAACATTACGCCTGACATGGAAGCTCAGGCAGCTACAGGCCAGATAGATAACGACAATCTCGTAAATGCTGGTGAGTATACTCTGGATATGAAGGGGTCAGCCACAGGCTATAACGAAGACGGCTCTATCAACTATACTGGTCAGGCTCTTAATGAGTATGCCTCTCAGGGCATGAGCCAAGTCATCGACACTCGTACAGTCTCTGGTAAGTTACTAGCCCAAAACCTAGGCGAAGGTAATTACATAGACAGTAAGGCTACAATGACAGGTCAGCTAGATATTTTATCTGACCAGTTTGTAGACCAGAATGGCAACCCTAAGATACCTTCTTGGGCGGCGGGTCAGGCCCGTGCTGTATTCAGAACTATTGCCTTTAACGGTATGACAGGTTCAGCGGCTACGGCGGCACTCTCTACAGCCCTAATGGAAGCAAGTCTTCCCATTGCACAGCAAGACGCAGAGTTCTTCAAGACGCTAACAATTACTAACCTAGACAACAGGCAGCAAGCCATTATCAATAAGGCTACTGTACTATCTAAGTTTGATGTGTCTAACCTCACCGCACGTGAGAATGCGGCAGTACAAAATGCCAAAGCATTTCTAGAGATGGACCTAACTAATCTCACCAATGAGCAGCAAGCAGAGATTGTGAATAAGCAGGCAATGATCGATGCGCTATTCGAGAATACTTCTGCAGAGAATGCGGCACGTAGATTTGGTGCAGAGACTGCAAATGAGATGGCAAAGTTCTATGATGAACTTATGGTCACAATCCAGAGACACAACTCCTCTGAGCTAAATGCTATGCGTAAAGCTAACATGGGAGAGATCAATGACGCGGCTCAGTTTACGGCAGATATCAAGAATGACCGCGATCAGTTTGTAGCTGAACTACAATACAAGATTGACCTAGCCAACGCTAAGTGGCGGCAGACTGTGGAGACAGAAAACTTCAGAGCGGAAGTCGATGCCTATACTACTGACGTTAAAAACGGAATTGATATTACTACAGAGCAACAGGCTGCAGTCTGGGACTCTGCCGATAACCTACTAAACCACATATGGAAGACTACGGATAATAGTGATGAGCGTGAGTTGCGTCTTCTCATTGCTCAGATGCAAGCTCAGTCTGGTCAGCAAGGTGGTAGCGGATTTATGGAAGGACTACTAACGCTAGGGGGTGCCTTTGTAGGTACAAGCACAGGCTCTAAGTTCGTAGTAGATTTCTTAAAAGGTTTATCTGATGTACGTCTAAAAGAAAATATCCAGCACTACGACACCTTAAAAGGCATTAACTTCTACACATGGGATTGGAATGCGGAAGGTAAGCGTGTTGGGGCAGATAAATACCCAACATTTGGCGTACTGGCACAAGAAGTTCAGAAAACTCACCCAGAGGCAGTGGTCGAAGGACCAGACGGCTACCTCATGGTAAATTATGGGATGATCAGCAATGACGTTTGATGAGGCAGTTAAGAAATCTATCAAGCAGTTTATGGCAGGTAAATTACTTACAGAGACCGCAAAACTTAAAGAAGACGGTATATTCTACAGTCCTGAGTTTTTTGATGATTTAGAAGAAGAACTTCTTAATGAAGACCCTGACATTGAAGTTGAAAAGGAGTTAGAAGATGAAGATTGATGCTCCTATTCCCGGTGCTAATTATCTAGCAGACACTCGTAACTACGCATGGCACCGTCCACCAGATATTATGGATTACGACGAAGCCGTTGGCTATATGATCGATCACATCGACGAGCCAGAAAAGAAAGAACTAATCTTTGCGATGCTGGGCATAGACGCTCACATCACTACTATCGTTACCACCCTACTACTACAGGTAGTCAGTCGAGGTAAGATAGGTATAGACCTAGCCATTCTAATAGCTGGTCCTCTAGCTCGTTATATTGAGATAGCCGCTAAAGACGTAAACATCGATTATGAGCTAGGAATAGAAAACAAAGACCGCGTAGCTATCACCCCTACTCTACTGAAGCTGTCTCTAGGCATGGCCCTAGATATAGACGAAGAAGACGTACAGAATGCTGTACAAGATACTGTACAAGAGGCCGCTACAGGGGGTCTCATGGGTATACCTACAGAGCAGGCTGGCGTAGCCTCGGCAGAGGAACAAGCTGCGATGCTAGGCGGCATGACAGAAGAGGAGCCTGAAGATGAGCTTTAAGAGTGAAGCTGCTAAAGTACGGGCTAATATTGCCGCTGGTAAGTACCAGAAAAAACCAGACTACTTCGGAGGCTTTGTAGAGCAGGTAGCTTATGGCATCCGTAAGATGGATGAAGAGAAGCGACAGGAAGAACTAGAGAAGCGTAAGGCCGCACGTGCAGAAGCCCGTAGGATTGCCGAGGAACAGCGTAAGGAAGATGCCAAGTTAAAGGCTCAGGAGAAGCTAATTAATGGTTATCTGACTGTTAAGGGATATGACCCCACTGACGCAAACAAAGCCGCTGTCCGTGAAGTAGTAACTAACTTAGGTATTACAGGCTATTCTGATCTAGACGCAGTGATGCAACAATCCTCTACCTATATAGAGGGTACACCACAGGCAGATATAGATCAGCAAATGAGCGATCTAGGGCAGCTACGCCAAGGAGATGGCCCGTTTGAGGCTGAGAGTGCGCGTATCAATAATCTGTCTCCTGACGGACGTATTGAATTTGGTCAGGCTAGAGGTAAAAACGTACTGGAGATGCCTCTAGACGAAGTTCGCTTTGAGCTTTCTAACCCATCTATTACTGCAGACCGCCGCGCTGAATTAGAAAGACGTTTAGAGTCTCTAATAGGTCCATCAGAATACTCACCAACTACTTTGTATAAGCCCGATGGCAGCGAAGTCATTGCCCGTAGTCTAAAGGAAGAGACTGATTACCTTGCGCAAGGCTTTAGTCTTGTTAAAGCGGGGGAAGAACCAGAGTTCCAGAAGCGTACTCTGTATAAACCTGACGGAACGTCTAGAGAAGTATTATCTAAAGAAGAATACGACCAAGCTATTAATGATGGGTTTACAGCTACTCAATCTGCTACGTTTGAGGATCGCACATTATATAAAGATGGTTCTCAGACACAAGTATTTAACAAAGAAGACTATGAGGCCCATCTATTGGATGGCTGGTCTACAACCAAACCTGCAAAACCTGAAGATTTTGTTACAAGAACAATGTACGCAGAGGATGGTCGTGAGCAGGTAGTGACAAACCA